TTATTGTAAAAGAACTTTTAAGTGAAAGCCTAGTAGAAAATCATTTCAATGGATCCTTGGGTGTAGGTGCAATACCTATAAACAATGATAACAAGTGCAAGTTTGGTGCTATTGATATCGATGAGTATCCTATTGATCATGCAGAAATTTTAAAGAAAATTAAAAAGTTTAAGCTGCCGATTATTTTATGTAGATCAAAGTCGGGGGGAGCTCATCTATTTCTCTTTATGAAAGATTGGGTTCCTGCCGTAGACTTGCGTGAGTATCTGACAGAAATTGCTGCAGGGTTAGGACACTCTGGTTCAGAAATATTTCCAAAGCAAGATCAGATCCTATCAGAGAGAGGTGACGTTGGTAATTTTATCAACCTCCCATACTTTGAAGTTAAGAGAACAATGCGGTATGCAATGGATGACAATGCTAAAGAACTATCAGTTGAAGAGTTCCTAGCTAAAGTTGAAAAAAGTAAAACCACTCTTGATAAATTAGAAAAGATTAATTTTGGTTCACAAAAAAATAGTTTCTCTGATGCTCCACCATGTGTCCAGGGGTTTCTAAACAGAGGAGTGCCACAAGGTGCGAGGAACACAGTTCTATTTAATGTATGCACATACTGTAAAAAGAAGAGTCCAGACTCCTGGCATACGATGTTTGATGAGATCAATCAAAAGTATTCGTCTCCTCCTCTGCCTTCTACAGAAGTTGTTGCAATACAGAAACAGCATGAGAAAAAAGATTATCAGTATCAATGTGCTGTTGAACCATTGAAGAGTCACTGTAACAAAACAGCTTGTAAGAAAAGAAAGTATGGTGTTGGTAATAGTAAGTCAGTTCCTATTTTAGGAGGTCTTACAATACTTCTTTCAGAGCCTCGATTATATTTTCTAGATGTCAACGGCCAGAGGTTAGAGATATCAACCAAGCAGTTACAGATGCCTATGCTATTCCAGGAAGCATGTATGGAGCAGTTAAATTATATGCCTGCCATGCACAAGAAAGAAGATTGGCATGATGAAGTTAATGCTCTTATGTCCCAGGCAACTGTCATAGAGGTTGATGAACTTCTAACATACAGAGGACAGTTTAAAGAGTTACTGGAAATATATTGTACAAGTAGAATTAGAGCACGAGCACCAGAGGAGATGGTGTTAGGTAAGCCGTGGACAGAAAATGATCTTACTTATTTTACCATGAAAGGTTTACAGGAGTTTTTAAGAACAAGGGGGTTTAATCATTTTACCAGAGGTCAGATACAGGAACGTTTAAAAGAATTAAACGGAGGTCAAAACTGTAATGGAAAATATAATTTAAAAGATGACGACTCTGGTAAGTGGTCAGAGATTCGAGTCTGGTGGGTACCAGAATTTGATGACGAGGAAATTGAACTAACAGTTAATAAAAAGGAGGATGATGATGTCCCATTTTAACTTTAAGGAAGATGAACTTTTGAAGCTGTCGGATATTAAGAATAAACTTAGTGTATCCTACAGCACCCTATACAGATGGATTGAGGAAGGATCTTTTCCCAAACCTCTTGTATTTGGCAAAGGTGAAAAGAACGCAACAACACGTTACGTTAGAAAAGAAGTTGAAGATTGGTTGGCCAATAGACCAAGAGAAAAGTAATGATAAAAGAAACATTAATATTTGGGCCACCAGGGTGTGGCAAGACTTATACTTTGATTGATATTGTGCGTAAGCATCTTGATAAGAATGGTAAACCAGAGAGGATTGGTTTCGTTTCTTTCTCTAAAAAGTCCGTGACAGAGGCAAGAGATAGGATATCTAAGGACTTAACTCCTAAACAGATACCCTGGTTTAGAACCTTGCACTCGATAGGCTATCAGTGGCTTGGTATGAAAGATGAGAACATGATGACAAAGTATGACTTTAATAAGTTAGGTCAGAACTTGGGTATAACTTTTGATAACAACACGGCCACTTCAATGAATGATGGCTTGATCACAAGTTCTTTTAACAAAGGCAATAAATATCTTGAGGTGATTGGTAGAGCTACAATGCGTAAGATAAGTCTGGAACAACAGTTTAATGATGTAAAAGATTATGCTTTAAATTATTCTTATCTTAAAAAAATAAATGAAACGTACCAGGATTACAAACAGGAACATAACAAGTATGACTTTACAGACATGATTGATTTGTTTGTAAAGGGTGGGAGTTCTCCAGAGTTGGAACTTTTGATTGTTGATGAAGCACAAGATCTTACACCACTACAGTGGGATCAGGTGAAGCTGATGAAGAATCATTCTCAAGAAGTCTGGTATGCAGGTGACGATGATCAATGTATTCACCGATGGAATGGTGTTGAGGTTGGCAACTTCATACATGCATGTCCTGACAGAACAGTGCTTGGTCAGAGTTATAGAGTTCCTTCAAAAGTTCATGCACTTGCAAATAAAATATCTAAAAAGATCGAGGTTCGGCAGCCGAAGGATTGGGAGCCTACAGATAAGGAAGGTAATATAGAATATCATATGGATTGGAGAGAACCGAACATAGATGAAGGTTCCTGGACAATCATGGCAAGAACAAATCGCCTTGTATCTGGTATAGCAGAATCCTTACGGGAGGATGGATATCTATTTAATCGATATGGTGTTCCGAGTATAGATGAAAACATTTTAAACAACATGTCCCTCTGGAATCAGTTGATACAAGATGAACCCATACCAATTACAGATGTTAGAAACTTATACAAGATGATGCCGAAGAGAGGTGAGAAAGCAATGGTTAAATGGGGATCAAGCAAGCAGTTTGATTTTCTAGATGATGATCTGTTCTTTACTTACGATCAACTTGTAAAAGACTATGGTTTACTTGCATCTAAGGACATGGATGTTTATAATGTTTTAAATGTTTCTCGAGACGATAAAGCCTACATGAAAAGTTTAGAGTTAAGAGGTGAGATGTTTGAGAAACCAAGAATAAACGTATCAACCATTCATGCAATGAAGGGTGGGGAGGATGATAATATAATGCTATTGACAGAATCTTACCCTACTGCAACCACTGATGAAAAACTGTTTGATGATGAGCATCGTGTGTTCTATACGGGAGTTACAAGGACACGTCATAACTTACATATCATCGATACACCCTCTAAATTTAAGTATGAACTATGAAAAGAGAACAGATATTAGACAAAGCAAAGATATTAATTAGTGGTGATAGGGCAAAGGATTATGGTGATGCTTACCTTAACCATAAAAGAATAGCAGAGTTATGGAGTCCTATACTTAACAAAGATATTACAGTTGAGCAGGTGTATACATGCATGATCGCTGTAAAATTATCTAGATTGATTGAAACACCAGACCACGAAGACTCATGGGTTGATATATGTGGCTACGCTGCTCTAGGAGGAGAGAAGAATGAAAAAGCAGAATAGCACAATAAGTTTTATAGAACGCATAGAAATGGATCTCATGGATATTGAATGGTTTCCTCCTTCCATGTTTCCAGATTTAAGAGATTGTAAATATATAGCCATAGATTTAGAAACATGTGATCCTAATCTTACAACACTCGGTCCAGGGTGGGTAAGGAATGATGGATTTATTGTAGGCATAGCTGTAGCTGCAGGAGATTTCTCTGGGTATTATCCTATCAAACATAAAGGCGGTGGTAATCTACCTTTTGATAAAGTTATGTCCTGGATCAAGGAGCAGATGGATACACCTAATGTAGCAAAGGTCATGCACAATGCCACCTATGATCTTGGTTGGTTACATTGGGCAGGGGTTAAGGTTCAAGGTAAGATAATCGATACCATGATAGCTGCACCCTTGATTGACGAGAACAAGTTCTCTTATGCATTGACTAACTTAGGACGTGAATACATTGACATGCGTAAGGATGAAAAGATTCTACGGGCTGCAGCAAAAGATTGGGGAGTCGATCCCAAGAAGGACATGTGGAAACTACCATCAAGATATGTTGGAACATATGCTGAACAAGATGCAGTGATGACATTGAAACTATGGCAGAGGTTTGAGACAGAACTATCACGGCAGGAGCTCACAAATATATTTGAGTTAGAGCAGAAACTGACACCGCTTTTGATGGACATGAGAATCAAAGGTGTTCGTGTTGACGTTGATAAGGCTGAACAAACTAAAGTTAAATTAGGCAAGATGAAAGAAACACTTGTAAACGAGATTAAGAAGGACACAGGCATAACTATTTTACCCTGGGTAGCTACAAGCCTAGCGAAGGTTTTTGACCACTACAACGTCCCCTACGGCAAGACAGATAGTAGTAATCAACCATCTTTTACAAAAGCTTTTCTGCAAGCATGTCAACATCCTATTGCTGCAAAGATTTTAAGATTAAGAGAAGTTGATAAAGCAGACAGTACATTTATTGAAAGTATTTTACGGCACGAGAACAAAGGCAGAATACATTGTGAGTTCCATCCCCTTCGTACAGATGATGGTGGCACACTTACTGGCCGTTTCTCTTCATCTAATCCAAATCTACAGCAGATACCTGCAAGAGATCCAGAGATTAAATCCTTGATTAGAGGATTGTTTATACCAGAAGAAGGACAGAGGTGGGGGAGTTTTGATTACTCAAGCCAGGAACCAAGATTGCTTGTTCACTACTGTGCAAGTGTCAAGGATCAACATCCTTTTGTTGATGAACTTGTCAAACAGTATCATGAGGACGATGCTGACTTTCATCAGATGGTAGCAGACATGGCAGGCATAGATAGAAAACAGGCTAAGACAGTTAACCTTGGTATTATGTATGGCATGGGTAAAGCTAAACTGGCAAACACATTAGACATTACAGTGGAGGAGGCAACAGATCTTCTTGATAACTACCATAAGAAAGTTCCTTTTGTTAAGGGTCTGGCTGACTTTGTATCAAGTAGAGCATCCAAGTACGGCCAGATAAGAACAATACTTGGTAGGAAGTGTAGGTTTGATATGTGGGAGCCACGTTCTTTTGGCTACAACAAGCCTATGAAAAAAGAGGATGCTGAAAAGGAATATGGTCCAGGTATACGAAGAGCATTTACATACAAGGCACTGAACAGATTGATACAAGGCAGTGCTGCAGACCAGACAAAGAAAGCTATGGTTGACTGTTACGAAGAAGGTTTTGTTCCAATGCTCACTGTTCATGATGAATTGTGTTTTGGTATAGAGTCCGAGGAGCAAGCATCAAGGATCAAGGAGATTATGGAAACGGGTCTTGAACTAAAAGTCCCAAGTAAAGTAGATCAAGAGTTAGGTGATAATTGGGGAGAGGTTGGTTAGACTTCCATCTCTTCCATACGCTTACATAAACGCTCCGCCCGATTTGGCACCTGTTTATGCCACCTCGAGTCACGCATCTGATTTGCACTTTCCTGCCAATTTCCGTCCATAACAGCTTGTATATGTTTGCGAAACTTGCTGTATCTTGGTCTGCCTAAGTTAAACATCATGTTTGCTACAATCTGTTTTACCTCTTCTGGTAGTTTGTCCCAATCATCATAGACTTTCTTGCAGTCCTGGATAACAGTCTGTATATCCTGTTCAAAGAGTTCTGTAACTCTGTCCTCGGATACCTTTGCACCTAGCTCCAGATCAAACTCTGGTTCATCCTCTCTGCACAAATGTCCGATTCCACATGTTTTTAGGGAAAGATGATCGAGGTATGTTTCGTACTTGACCCCCTCATCAATGATGAGTTGATCTTTTAATTTTTCTAAGTCCATTATTGACTCCCGAATGTTGCTCTTGTAGTTGGGTTAGGCACGAGTAGCGGGTTTATTTCTCCCACACTCGATGCTGGTGAAGGCGGTGGTACGTTGAAGGGTGGTGCTACCACGTTAGGTGTTACTTCTGCTGCACCTGCTTCTGCTATTAAAGGTATCTCACCTCTCATTGCACTGCCAATGGTTTCTCCTACTGCTTTACCAGTGCCAACGACTGCTTTACCTATAGGTGATCTTAATAAATCAACATCTTGTGTTGTATCTGCTGGAAAACCTTTATTACGAAACTCTGTTTGAATATTTACAATTTCTGGTAAGGCCTCTAAATATGCATCGTAATTATTATTATCATAAAAAACAGATGCAAGTTTTTTTGAAATTCTTCCAGGATCAAAGTTACCTCTAACTGTAGAACTGAAACCAGGAACATTTTTCTTTTTTAATATAGAGGTGATTTCGGTTTCATTTAAACCTAATTTTTTTGCATCTAAAACAGTCAATCTAAAATCATTGTGAACATTAAATTTATCTTCCATAGATTTTCTATATGCATCTACAATTTGTTTGGAAGTAAGATTATAATCATCAGCGATAGAGGAAAAACTTGACATCGCTTTTGCATTTGCCGCCTTATAATCATGACCTTTATATCCAACAAGATCATTTAAGTTAGCGTCTATTGTTTTAAAACCAGTAAGTGTATTAAAAATTTGTTCATTTAATTCAGCTTCTCTGCCTAATTTGTCTTTATCATTTATGCCAAAAGTCTCATTATAACCTAATTCATTTACAATTGCCCGACCTACTGGACTTGGTGTAAGAGTTCCTCCTTTTACATCAACTGGAATAAAAGGAGGAAGAATACCCTCTAGAACATGTGCAAAACTTTTAATCAAAGTCATACCTGCACTATCGTTGTCTCTGTAAACATAAGAACCACTTAGTGTTCTTCCACCACGACCACCAACTAATTCTCCTGTAGCTCTAAGAATAGGGTCATCTGTTGTATATCTTAACTCTTTATCTTTACCAGTTGGCAAGACATCTCTTAATTTACTTGTTATAATTGATTCTCGTGTAAAAGGTTCTATAAACTCAGAGAAAGTTTCAAAAACAGCATCTTTAAGTACACCAGTTGGTGGCCGTCCTAATCTTTTAGATTCTTCAAATTTGTTTAAAGCAGCGGAAGCCATCTTATCAAAATACTCGTATGGATTAGAATAACTAC